GAAGGACATCGCCTGCACCGAGGACGGCACCTGGACCTACGAGTGGACCGGGACCGGCGCCGCGTCCGACATCGTCGCCGGGACGTGGGAGGTCCACGAGACCGCGCTGGGGAAGCTGTACGCCCCGGTCGAGGCCCTCAAATCGCGGCTCGGCATGGCGTCCACAGACACGGCCGACGACTTCGAACTCCACGCCGCGTGCTTCGCCGCCTCCCGCAGCCTCGAGCAGTACTGCGAAGGGCACTTCTGGCGCACCGCCACCGGCACCGTCCGCACGTTCGTGCCATGCGGGCTGTACGAGCTGCGGCTACCCGAGTTCAACGACCTCGTCTCCGTCACCACGCTGAAAACCGACGCGGCCGGGGACGGCACCTTCGAAACCACCTGGGCCAGCACCGATTACCAGCTGCTGCCGCAGAACCCGGCAGCCGCGCCGGAGCAGAAGCCGTACACGAAGATCCGAGCGATCGGCGCGCAGACCTTCCCCACCACCTACGTCGCGCTGGCCCGCGACGACCGGGTCGAGATCACCGGCGTGTACGGCTGGCCGACCGTGCCGTACGGCATCAAACAGGCCGCGCTGATCCTGGCCGCGGAGACGTTCAAGCTCAAGGACGCGCCCGGCGGCGGGGTCGCGGGGTTCGGGGAGTTCGGGGTGATCCGGATCCGGCAGAACCCGATGGTCGCCCAGTTCGCCGATCCGTATCGGCGCAACGCGGTTCTGGTGGCCTGAGTGGCGACGATCGCGCAGATCCGGGACGGCCTCGCTACCCGACTGGAAACCATCTCGGGGCTGCGGGCCCACCGCACTCGGCCGGGGCAGATCGTCCCTCCGTGCGCCATCGTGTCCCGCCGGCAGAGCCGCTTCGACCAGACCTTCGACGGGGCCGACGACTTCACGTTCGCGGTCACCGTGTTTGTGCAGTTCGGCAACGACCGCACGGCTCAGGAAGCCCTCGACGCCTATCTGAACCCGTCCGGCGCCTCGTCCGTGGTGGCGGCCATCCACGGCGACCCGACGCTCGGCGGGGTCGTCGACTACGCCCGCGTCGTGTCCGCCGAGCAGGACGGGCTCGAGACGTACGCCGAGGTGGAATACCTGGCCGTCGACTTCGTGATCGAGGTCGGCGAGTGACGGCTATACCTCGCCCGTATCCGGAAGTGCGACACGGGCGATCTGCTGCCGCAACCAGTCGTCGTCCGGCGCGTCATCGTTGACGAACGCGACCACCCGGTCGACCAGCTCGTTCCCGCGCACCTCGGCGTTCTGATGGTGCGCGATCGCGTTGATCAGCGTCCCCGCGAGCTCGTACCGCTTCGTTCGGGGCGCGCACAACGCCATGTACAGCAGCCGCCGGGTCTCGTCCAGATCCCTGCGGCGGGCCTCCTCAGCGGCGGCCTGACGTTTCTTGCTGAATCGCATCATGCGCTCAGTATGACCAAGGAGGGGGGCTAGTGAGGTTCCTCGTCTGCCACCCTGGGCCGCAGTTTTCTGTGCATGACTGCTATGTCGGGTGGACCGAGGCTTTGCGGGACCTCGGGCAGAAAGTCATCGAGTTCAACCTGAACGACCGCATCACCTTCTACGACGCCGCCTACATGAACATCTCCGAGGGGAAGTTCCGCAAGGCGCTTGACGGCGAGACCGCCGTCGACCTCGCGGTGAACGGGTTGTATGCGGCGCTGTACAAGATCCGCCCGGACGTACTGCTGGCTGTCTCTGCGTTCCTGCTGCCGGCCGAGCTGATGGATCTGGCCCGCTGGTACGGGACCAAGGTCATCATCCTGCACACTGAGGCGCCCTATGAGAACGTCCGGCAGATAGAGATAGCAGCACACGCGGACTTGAATCTGGTCAACGACCCGACCGACCTGGAGCAGTTCCATGCTGCCGGTCCGTCGCTCTACATGCCCCAGGCGTATCGGTCAGCCGTCCATCACCCTGGACCCCCGGAGCCGGACCTGGCCGCAGACTTCGCGTTCGTGGGGACCGGGTTCGAGTCGCGTATTGCGTTCTTCGAGGCCATGGATCTCGATGGGCTGGACGTGCTGTTGGGCGGGAACTGGCAGCGGCTGGCCGAGGATTCGCCGCTGCGCAAGTACGTCGGGCACGACATCGCCGAGTGCCTCGACAACACGGAGACCGCGCGCATCTACCGGTCCGCGAAGGTAGGCCTGAACCTGTACCGCCGCGAGACCGAGGACGGGTGCAGCGCCGAAGGCTGGGCCATCGGCCCCCGCGAGGTCGAGATGGCCGCGTGCGGGATGCCGTTCCTCCGGGACTCGCGCGGCGAGGGAGACGAGCTGTTCCCCATGCTGCCCACCTTCGGGAGCCCGGAGGAAGCGAGCGAGAAGCTGCGCTGGTTCCTCGCCCATGAGGACACACGGCTCAATGCCGCGAGCAAGGCCCGCGAGGCGATAGCCGACCGGACATTCCGGAATCATGCAGCCACGTTGCTGCAACTGCTGGAGAAGGAGTAACCGTGGCACGCATCCATGGCCGTAGAGGCAGGGTCTACCTTGGGCTGGCCAGCGACACGGCGGCCGCCGAGCCGGTCGCCTTCCTGTCGTCTTGGTCGATCAGCTTCGAATCCGAGAAGGCCGAAGTGACGGCGTTCGGCGACGACAACAAGGTCTTCGTGGCCGGGTTGCCCGACGCCTCGGGCGAGTTCTCGGGCTTCTACGACGATGCGACGGTGCAGACCTACACTGCGGCAACGGACGGCCTGAAGCGCAAGTTCTACCTGTACCCGAGCACGTCCCTCAACACGCAGTACTTCTTCGGGGAGGTTCTCCCCGGCCTGTCCATCAACGGCACGGTCAGTGGCGCGGTCGAGATTTCCTCGAGTTGGAGTGCGTCCAGCAAGATCACGAAGCAGGGCTAGGCGGGTTCGCGGTCCCGCTGCTCCAGTTGGTGCATGCCGGTGGCGAGGCGGCCGAGCAGTTCGCGCCGCTTCGCCTCGTCCCGCTCGCGGGACTCCTGGAGAAGTCGCTCCTGCTCAGCGATCAGGTTCTCCTCGGCATCCTCTTCATCGGTGGCCCGTTTGTTGATCCGGTACGCCCATACACCGATGAGCACCCAGCCGATGACGATGGCCGTGGTCGCCCGGCCCCAGTAGCTAGCCGTGGCCAAGCTCCAGAGGAGCACCGCTGCGAACCACTTGACTGCCGATGCGGTGGGCACCTCGCCGGTCTTGCGCTGATCACCGCTCATCGCGAACCTCCCTGACCTTGGTCTGACGGTACTACCGACGCGGCACGCCCGCAGGAGGTTGTTCCTGTTGATCAGTATCGAGGTCGGTAGGACAACCCAGGCGGATCTACGCAAGGTCGCGAAGAATCTTCGGGCCACCGGTAGGGGTGCGACCCGGGAGATGACGAAGGCGCTCCGTGACGCGGTGAAGCCGGTCGAGCGGGACGTCAAGGCCGCGGCCCGTGGGCTGCCGGCGAAGGGTCCGGCTAGCACGGAGCTGCGGCAGCGCATCGCCGGTGCGACCGGCACGCAGGTCCGCACGACCGGGCGCAGCGCGGGCGTGAAGGTGCGGGTCGCGAGGAAACGCATGGGCGGGCAGGCCGCGTTGCCGCAGCGGATGAACGTGGGCCAGTGGCGGCATCCCGTGTTCGGGAACACGGACGTGTGGGTGACGCAGCGGTCCGGCCGGCCGCGTTGGTTCGACAACGTGAACCGGGCTGCCGCGCCGATGGTCCGACGCCGAGTGAAAAAGGTGCTGGACGACATCGAGAAGAAGCTCGCCAAATCCTGATGCCCACCGGGGGCGGTTCCCTGACCGGTCGCCCCCGGTGCCTCATTCACGGTCAGGGAGGTCAGGGAGATCAATCGTGAAGATGAAGGTGACGTACGCCGACGGGCGTGAGGTCGTGGTCCTGGCGAGCGCGCGGGCGAAGCTCCTGACGGAGGAGCATTTCGATGGCATCGGGGACAAGAACAAGCTGCGGGCCACCTTCTATCTCGCCTGGGCGTCGCTTCACCGGGCGGGCAAGGAGGCGGCCGGGTTCGATGCCTGGGTCGATCTCATCGAGGACGTCGAGGACGTCGATGAGGAGGAGGCGGACCCTACCCTCGCGGTTCCACCCACCGGTTCCTCGTCGAGTTGAGCATCGCGACCCGCCTCCCCTTCCAGGTCCTCGCGGAGCTGGACGAGCGAACCCTTGAGACCTACGTGGACGTCCTGGACGAGATGAGCGAGGGGGACTGAACGTGGCCAGTGCGAACACCCTCGCGTTCAACTTCGTCGCCAATGACAGGGCGTCGAAGACGTTCGACAAGCTGGCCGGCAAGTCGGACACGCTCGGGTCGAAGCTCGCGAAGTTCGGGAAGACCACCGCGATCGCCCTCGGCGCCACTGCGGTGACCGGGGTCGCGGCGCTCGGGGCAGCGTTCGTCAAGGGCGCGAAGGACGCGGCCTCGTTCGAGGTGCTGGGGAAGAAGACAGCGGCGGTCATCAAGTCGACCGGGAACGTCGCGAAGATCTCGGTCGGCGGCGTGCAGAAGCTCGCCGGATCGCTGGAGTCCCTGTCCGGCGTGGACGAAGAGCTGATCATCAATAGCCAGAACGTCCTCGCCACGTTTACGAAGGTCCGCAACGAGACCGGCAAGGGCAACGACATCTTCAACCAGGGCGCGAAGGCGGCCCTGAACATGTCGGTTGCCCTCGGCACCGACTTGCAGGGCGCGACGATCCAGGTCGGCAAGGCGCTGAACGACCCGATCCGCGGTGTGACGGCGCTGCGCCGGGCCGGGGTGCAGCTGACCACGCAGCAAGAGGCCCAGATCAAGAAGATGGTCGAGGCCGGCGACGTGATGGGCGCCCAGAAGGTCATCCTGAAGGAGCTGGAGACCCAGTTCGGCGGGGCCGCGAAGGCGGCCGGTGACACGTTCACGGGAAAGATCGCCCGCGCGCAGGATGCGCTGTCGGACATGGCCCGCGACATCGGCGCGAAGGCGTTGCCGAAGCTGGGTGAGCTCGCGGACTGGGTTACTACGACCGGTGTCCCGAAGTTCCAGGGCTTCGTCACCTTCATTGGCGGGACGTTGGTCCCCCGCGTCGTGGAGGAGTTCGGGAAGCTCAGAAGCAAGATCGAGGCTGCCCTCCCTGACATCGACCTGTCCGGTGTCGGCAGGAACTTCGCGGAGCAGGCGAAGGGCTGGGCGTCGTCGATCATCGGTGGTGTCAGGACCGGGCTGGACACGGGCGACTGGGGGCCGCTC